GAATGGATTGAGTGCGCTCACCACCTTGAGCTGATTATCTATTTGCATCCCTTGCGTCTGAACAGCATCTTTCTGAATCTTGACCCCAGCCTCTTGCGCTTTGATCTGGGTATTCATCCTCTGGGTTTGAGCATTGAATCCATCAAGCTGCAGATTGGCTTGATCCGCCTGCATGGATGCTTGGAGTTTCTGAGCCTCAAGCTGGATTCGTGCAGTCTCTAACTGGAGTTTCTGCATCTCAACCTGCGCCCGGAGCTGTTCAGCCTGTGCTTTAGCCATCTCAGCCTGAGCCAGAACCATGTTGGGGTCTTGCTGCTGCCCCTGATTCTGTGACTGCTGTTGCATCTGGGCCAGTTCTTCCTCAGTCATCTGGGTAGGAGGAATCAGACCCTGAGACATCATTTGAAGACGTTTACGTTCCCCAATTTGCATTGCTGCTGATGTCGGGATTGCATTCAGCAAGATATCCCCAGCCATTCCAATGATCGAAGGATCAACCTTCGCAATCTCGATAATCGTCTCGATGGTTTCCTGCTGTTTGTTTCTGAACGATGGGCCAACACGACAGGTAACACTGTACTGGCCTTTAGTCAGATCATTTAGGGTAACTGGTTCGCCAGTCTGGTTATCAATCACCGTATCGTTAAGAGTAACCATCTCTGTGGTGTTGTCTTCATAAAGAAGTCGAACGGTGCGACGGGAATCGTAGACTTTAGGAATAGCCTTTACTAACAAATCGCCAGTAGAGGAAATGGCCGTTTCCAATGCCCTGAAGTATTTAACTGTTCCGTTATCCCCTTTGGATTGGAGTCTCTCAATAGCGACACCACTCTGAAGACCGGGGTTATCTCCCATATTGGCAGCGAACATCCCAGCAGTCTGGCCAATGATCTGACGCATTGACTCAGAGATAGTCCTAAGGCCGGGGTTTACTTGAGCGCCGCCATTCTGTTGTGGTGGGCCGGGATTCTCTGGGTCTGGGTTAAAGAACTGAACAGGATCGGAATTCGTGTTCATTGTAGACAGCGAATCTTCATGCCCTGCAGCTTGAGTCAGCGTCATCCAATACTTGGCTCGGGGAGCCAGTGCGCCTTCCTCAATCTCTCTAGATAACGAGTAATTCAATACTCGCTGCGGGTCTAGCAGCTTCTCAACCACACCCCAGTAAATGGTTTTGTTTTCGTTGATCTTGAAGTTTCCATAGACAGGGACGATAGGAATACGATCAAAGATGGTTTCTTCCTCATCTTCCAGCCAATCGGTCGAATCAAAGAATCTCGAGCAAACTACATTCTTGTAGGCTGTACGTCTGCGGACTTCGGTAAGACCATTGGCAGCCATTTCATCAACAACAGCTTCAAAGTCTTTGGTGGCTTCATAAACCGCGCCATTAGACATCAATACCAATTCGATAGGCTGACGTTTCACATGGAACAATTGACCAACAAGAATAACTTCTCCCTTGTCATAATACGCATCACCCTCACGATCATCAGATACCGATGATTGAGAGCCTTCAGGCCATCTGGCTATATACTCAGCCTTGCTTACTGGATGCAGAAGGAAAGCATACTGGGAATCTGACTTGTCTTGTAAATAGGCAGCGGGATCGAACCATACCCGATCAATGAAATTAGGAACCGCTTCAATCACCAAATCTTGTTCAAAAGATTCTGCGTCGGCGTACTTATGAGAGACCATCCATCCGTCATAACCACAAGTCGCCATTCCTCGGCCTGAGTTGATATAGATATCTTTCGCTCGACTCATCGACTCAATGTTGCGAACCAAACCATCAAGAACCATTGCGGTTTCTTTTGATGCTGGGCCAGACTGGGGAGATACCTTGATATCAAAATCACTCTGTTCGATCTCGGCGGTAACCTGATCGACAATAGGATTGACCATATCAAACGTGTACCGAGGCTTTCCGGCGTTGTTATTCCACCAGTATGGCTCCCACTGACCATCACGCTTATCAACAAACAGGTGGGCTTCTCTGGCCTTCTCCCGGTTGTCGTGATCCGCCATCTGAGCCGACTTCATCAGATTGATGACAGTCTGATGGCTTTCGTAATCGGTATAGTATTCTTCAGTGTCAGCACGCGAGCGAGAGCTTTCGTTGCCGGGTTCTTCGGTCAGGTATTTAGCCATTAGCCCACCCTTTGAATTTAATTTGCTTAACCTCTGCCAGCTTTGGCTTTGGCCGGTACATTGCCATCATGAGAGAATCCCCCATATTTGGAGAAGGGATTTCGTATGGCTTTTTCGCCATCTCTACCTTAGACATTATCTGTATCTTACCAGAATTATTACGTTTCAATGGTATTCTACAAACTTCTGCCCTTAACTGATCCAGTTTCTCGATCTTGGAGGATAGGGAGATCAGTTCGTCGGGGTTGATATACTGCCCTTTAGTCACCGCCCTGTACGTAGCCTCAAACCGATCCCGCAGCCTCCACCAGTATTGCGCTCGCTTATTGGCGAAGGTTTCCCGGTTAGACCTAGCTCTCTGTGTTCCCCCATCTGAATAAGGGACATCAGGATCATCAGGCGATTCCGATCCTTTATACATCACATAATCAACCTTCTTGCCCTCTAACGCTGAGTCAACCTGACGTTTCAGCGATACCCCAAGACCATCACAATCCCATACGAAGTAGTCTGCCCGGTCATTAAGAGCCATCCCTAAAGCCCAGTCCATTCCCTCATTAGAGTCTCCCGTGACCTTCTCAGTGACGTTTAAGACCACATTACCATGCCTGACAGCGTAGCCCTTGGTGTCCCCTCCTTGGTCGCTAGGATCATGACTGGCAATGATAGCCCCTTCAGGCTTCCACCCTAGCTTAATATGAGAATCAATGGCAGCCTCAAACCAATCCACCGGGATAATTGTATCCTCGACCTCATCATAGAACTCACCTAGCCAGATATGGCGATACAGAGCGATAGACAGGTTGGCTTGGTCGAATGCTCTTTCCTGTTCAAGCACAGGGGGAAAGAACGGATTGTCGCTGTAGTTAATCCAGACAATCAGGTGAAGATCGTCCTCATAGTATCCATTGGTTCTAAGCTGTCTCTCAAAAGGCTTTATGAACCTCTGAGAGAAAGGGTCAGCAATACTCCTTGGGTTGGCTGAGAACCAGATTTCCGAATCATCCGTCCTCAAGGTAGGCGTAAGAGCCTTCAAGGAATCAGCCGAAATGGTCTGAGCCTCCTCTACCCAGAACCGTTTGAACCCATGCATCGACTTGATACCTTCCGGGTTTCTAGCCAATCCCCGAAACTTGAAGGCTTCTTGACCTTCATACAGTATCTGGTTGTTTTGTATTTCAAACCCACTAAGACCAAGCCTTTCAATCTCCCCCACCAACAAGGAGTGAACGGAGTCATCCATCGATACCTGAAACTCTCGAAAGCAGGCTGTCTTGATCCCTTTGGTCTGAGCATCCATCAGACACAGATCAGCGATGGACATGGATTTGCCTGACCCCCTCCCACCAATAGCGACCTTGAATCGCTTGGGGATGGTAACAAAGGGACGTAACTTCTCAGGCAGTTGGAGTTTTGGCACTGACGATTTCCACAGTCCACTTGTTCTCGATAGGGCCACCATCAGCACCAGTCTGTTCGATGCGGTCGGTTTCCTTAAAGCCCATCTGAGTTTTGGCGTAAAACATTGCGGCCCTTAAACAATCAGCATGGCTTGCCCCATCTTTAATCAGATCGCCAGACGCTCCTTGAAACAGGAATCTCCCCACCTTGGCATGGGCTTTTGCCATCGCCTCGTCCATGATCTCGCGGTAATACTTGCTTAAGGTCTTATCATCAATCCCAATATATGAGGCCACCTGTTTTACAGGAACTCCATAGGAAATCAAAGCAGCAACCTCAGCCCTAGTCTTGTCTGTTGGCTCATGCGGATTGCGGGACATTACTTACCTCCGCAAATGTTTGCCCAGTTGCTTCAAGGGTTGCGGTTTTGCCTGTGAATTCCTGCCAGCGTTTTATGATAACGTCAGCGAACTTTGGGTCAAACTCCATAATAAATGCCTGAATTCCGTGCTTTTCAGCTGCAATCAAGGTTGATCCACTACCGCCAAAGAAGTCGGCTATAGTGCTTGCAGACAAGTTAAATCGTTGAATAATCCACTCCATCAGCGCCACCGGTTTCTGAGTTGGATGAACGCGGTTTTTCTTTTCGCTTGCCATTGTGAACTGACGCACTACGCTTCTGAAGTTTGCCCATGCAAGCTCGCAATCTGTCTGATCGCTGGAGCCATTATTTTTGTCCCAAACCAACCAGCATTCACTATCCGGCAGCGCAGAGCAATAATAGTTTGCCCCCCACCAAATCTGTTTGGCCTCTGGATATAGCCCGTATATCAACCTAAATGCATCCTTTGCAACATCAGGATTATCGTCTCCCATGATATCAGTACCATAGTTTTTCTTAAGCACCGAAGATTTGCTGACTGCATTCATGCCATAAGGTGGGTCAGTATGGATCAGGTCTGGCTGCGCGCCGCACATCAACTTCTCAACCGCATTAATACTGGTCGAGTCCCCACACATCAACCGATGCCGTCCTAGCACCCAAATATCCCCCAGCACCGTTACAGGCTGCGCAGGCACTTCTGGAACTGCATCCTCGTCCGTCAGCCCTTCGGTTAGCTGTTCCGGTTCTAATGCTTTGATTTCGTCCAAAGTGAAGCCGGTTAACTCTAGATCAAAACCAGCTTCCTCAAGTTCAGCAAACTCCACCCGCAGCAATTCATCATCCCATCCAGCATCTAATGCTAGTCTATTGTCTGCGATGATATAAGCGCGCCTCTGAGCGTCCGTCAGGTGGTCAGCCTCAACGACAGGAACTTCATCCATGCCCAGCTTCTTTGCAGCCATCACCCTGCCATGCCCGGCAACAATTCCATTCTCCCCATCAACAATCACTGGATTGAGAAAGCCAAACTCTTTGATGCTGGCAGCAATTTTAGTAACCTGATCGTCAGAATGAGTTCTGCTGTTCCGAGCATACGGAATCAACGAACTTATAGACATTGTTTTATATGTCGGAAATTTCAATCAAACTTCCTTTTAGTCTTGCTTGCTTTAGCCTTGGCTGAGCGAGCTGTTTCCAGAGCAATAGCAATCGCTTGCTTGCGAGGCTTTCCGGCTTTCAGTTCAGCTTTAATATTGCTGCTTACCGTCTTCTGGCTATAACCTTTCTTTAATGGCATGGCGCACCTCGGTTAATGTATGTCGTGACCTTCCAATTCTAACTCGGAAGCCATTGAATTCCAAGACAATTCCATTTTTTCTATAAATTCTTCCTTCGTCCACCCAGCTACCTGAGTAATATCAATTAGCAGAATGGTCAAAGCTCCGCATACTTGAGAGAACTCGTGACCAGAGACTGCATCAGCGAGATCAATGAATAAGTCTTCTGGATTCACTTTATTCCCTCATCCATTGGGCTTCACGCCCTTTATAATGTTTTATGGTTTTATACGTCAACCATGCAGATACTTCGGGGAGAATAGGTTTATTGAGATCAATATTTACCGATCTCGGCCATACGCCAAACTTCTCCTTATACTTCCAAGCCGCATACCCGTCTTTATACCCATGGTGTCTTGCATAGCTTAAAAGACTGGAATACCACCGGCTTTTATCCTCCATCGTGTAATCCTTTTGAATCTTTGTAAGGATAGAACCGTCAGTCTTAAGCTGCTCCCTGATAGGAATCATGTACCCACATTGACACCTGATCCCCTGCATCTGCCTCTGACATAATGGACAGGTCTGTACCCGCTTTTCCTTTTCTTCCCGCTCCTTTGTTTGTCTTGATTCTACAAACTGCTTTTCCCCATCATCCAGTTCAGACGGCACCAGAGACTCGGAGAAGCCATGCCTTGCGACATTCCCCGCATGGTCTAGGTAGATAGCCCTATCCTTGCCCGGTGCTGTCCTAGCGATTCTCCCAGCCCTCTGCTGATAGGTAATAAGCGACTTGGTGGGAAAGCAGTCGATTAACGTCCTCACCGTGGGAGCGTCATACCCTGTATTGAGAAGTCTCGAACAGGACAGAATGGTAATCGTCCCGTCATCATGTGCCTTAAACAGTCTTTTCCTTTCCTCCTCATCCATGTAACCATCAATGTGAGCAGCCGGAACCCCTGCTTCTAGGAATAATTCCACCATGAATTTTGAGTGTTTAATGCTTGGGGAGAAAGCAATGGTTTGTCCTACTCCGTGAGCTAGCCAGTTCTTTACGATATCCCCAGCGAGAGATTTATCCTTTTCAATGGCATCTGAAAGGGCGTCAGGATCGTAATCAGAACCCCCCGTCTTGATTGCCTTGGTTTTAATCCCTTTCGTAGCAACAGACCGTCCACCGTAATAATCCACAGGACATAGATACCCCTGAGACAATAATTCTTGAGTCGTGATCGGGATTAAAAGGTCGTCGTATATCTTCCCCAATCCTTTCGAGTAGGGAGTTGCTGACAATCCTATAAACGGGACGTTATCAAACCGATCCATAAGCTGGACTAAAGACTCATATCCCACGTGGCACTCATCCACGATCGCGATATCAAAATCAGGCTTTCTCTGCCTTCTTGCGACCGTTTGAATACTAGCAATCTGAACAGGCTTGGATGGATCAGTCATGTAGTGGTCGGCCTGCATTACCCCGAACTCAATCCCTAAAGACTCAAAGGCATTAATTGTTTGGTCAATGAGCTTTACCCGATCTGCAAAGAATACAGCCCGTTTCCCCTTATCAGCAGCAGCCTTCAGGATGTATGCAGCGGTAATAGTCTTACCAAAAGAACAGGGAGCAGCCAGTAATGGCCTTTTATGCCCAGTCGCCAGAGAATGGCGAATCATCTCTACTGCTTTGGTCTGATGCGGTCTCAGATCGGTCATATAACTTACATCTCATTTTTGATGTTTTTGATATCACCCAGATTTTATTAACTAGTCCGGGTAATGGAATTCCACATTCTCCAATCGGGTCATTAGTCAGGACAAAGTGCCTACACCGACCACAGACATTCTCTGTGCTCCCATAAACCTCCCTAACCTCTATCACCACCCCAGAATCGACCATTTTTTCATCGCCCATAGAACAGCCCACCTGTGTGACCTAGTATCTGGATGATACTGAAGCAGCTTTAGGACAGGGCTGCAGGTCGTCGATGATCAATCTTATCGAGTGCCGGACTGGTTTTACCCACGGTGGCTAGCCGCTACTACGTCACATCAAGGAGAACTCGTTTGTCCTGTCGACTTCGACTGTCTCTAGGAACCTCAGGGCTGTTAACTAAGAGGCCGCCATTACACGTTTGCAGATTAGGTCTGCCAATCCCTACGCTTAAAGCCCGTAGAGGCATGATCCGAGAGTAGGTCTGGATTTACCGCACCAGCCTGAAATTTCGCCCATAAAAAAACCCTTAAATGGGCTGGCTGGTCTGATAGTGGCTGCGAATCCCTAACGGAGAGGGTTTTTGCCGTACCAATCCAGCCCATTTAAGGGCTCTCCCGTTATCTTTCGCTATTCCGGCTATCAGACCGACCATTCCTGGCAAGATGATTTTGCTATATCAATAACGTCCTGTAAAGCCCTTTTTGCAATTATTTTTTACCTGTACAACAAATGATCCCCAACCCTTGCGATGAATTGAAAATCCCAATCTGGATTCACTTTGATTGAATGAAAATGAGTAGCGCCATTCGTTTTATCTGGTAGCTTCCCTGCAATCACCATCTCTGCTATGACCATAGCCTTTCTCATTGACCTCCTGTCTTTTGGTACGTCTGATTTGCCATCACACCACCAATCAAACTGACACTCTCCAATAACTGGACTTCCTGTCCATGTTACCGGGCCTTGATGCACTACCTCACACACTGAAGACGGATAGTGGGGATCGTGAACCCTGTTGATAACTACTTGAGCGACTGCAATCTGCCCATCAAGATTTTGATTCCGGGCTTCGTGATAGATCGTTAGAGCAAGACACATTGTTGCCAGCATCTGTCCACCTCTCTCTTAAAATGGCTTTATGCCATGAACCTTCGGCAGGCCAGCAATTAATACATATCCAGCCAGCTCTTATTTTTATATTGCCTTCGTATGCAAACACTTCTTGTTGATCTGCACCGCACAAATCACAATTCCTATTCACCGTAGAGCTTCCTCATCTTTTACAAATACACCGTTTCCATTTAGGAAACCTTTTCGGTCTTTGATTTGATAATAAGCAATACCCAGACATTCTTCCAAGGTTGTTCCAGACATCACTGCGAGATTATTCAGTACCACCAAACAATCACCGATATCGTCTCGGACATCTCTGCCTTTCGCAATACTTGAAGCCAACTCCCCCATTTCTTCAGCCAGTTTCAGATACTGGGTTTCCCGTCGACCATTCTTGAATATCAATCGAGCCTCACTCCATGCAGTACAATCCTGAATTAATTTATCAATCATCCTGTCCACCCTTATTGTTGATTACAAATGCAATTTGCTTTCTAACATCGTATGCAGTAACCCCTTGATCAATCTGCTGGATCACTCCACCATTCTCTTGAAAGGCTTTAATGTGATCTGGAATATCATCTAGCCATTTTGGTTTTTCACGATATCCTGTGTCCGTTAGTACATATCTAACCTGACTGCGAACCTCTGCTGAAACCTCATTTGTTATTGCCATTTTCTTTCTCCTGCACTCTTGCACTTGTCTGTCATACATCCCCCTGTGT